GTCCGTGTTATTGCAGACTTTAAAACGTCAAATGCTCCTTACCGGAGTAGCTTCCCTGACCGTGGCGATCGCCTCGGGTTCGGTGGCTACCGCAAGTACACCAAGTGTGCGCAGCAAATGGCGGCTTACAGGCTTGCCTTAGAAGAAAGAACTGGATTCCACTGTGATGTAGCACTGATAATTGTGAGCACCCCTGAGACTTCTCAAGGGATCTTTATTGACAGTGACCAGCTGGACTTGCATGAAGCAAGGTTCCTCAAACGATGTAAACAATTCCACGACATAGATAATGAAGCTGAAGCTAGCAGTAAACAAGAACTGCCAGAACAAGACCAATCCACAGCTGGTAGCTAAGGACTGGCTCAATATTCAAGAAGATATTGAATGGCTGCAAGGTTGGGTGACCGCTGGCTACGGCTGGTGTGCCACTCACTTTGCAGACAGGCACCGCAAGGCTGACAACTCTCGTGGTAGCAACATGATTGTTGTTGACTTCGATGGTGACACGACACTCGGTCGCTTTTGGCAGACCGATACTGCTCGTGACTGGTGCATCGCTACCTATACCTCAAGCTCTCACACTGAGCAGGAGAATCGCTTCAGAGCCATCTTCCCCTTGGAGATGGAGCTATCTACTCCTAGCCAGCATCGTGGGGCTTACTGGCTCGTAGTCAACAGACTGCTTGCCGAACTTGACCTCGAAGCACTTAAAGATAACTGTGGCCAGAAACCTGAAAGACTTTGGTTTGGTAATACAGGGGCTGTCTTTACTAACAATCCTGGGGCTAGCGTTCCTGCTTTCCTGCTTGAATCGATTGATTATGATGAAGCTCCTGAGTTTAACCAATCCACCGCTGACGATATTGATATCAGACGATGTCAGTGGTTGCTAGATAACTTCCTTCGACCTACCGAAGATGACGAATATGAGAGCTATTATGTACCTGTGATGGCTGCTTGTGCAGGCGTCGGAGAGCAGCTCTTTGATCATTGGGTCAACTGGGTCCTACGTGGACACCATGGAGAGAAGCCGGAGAATATTGCTCCCTTCAAATGGCGTGGACTGGGTAATTACTCAGGGCACACCACGCTCTATTCGCTGTGTAAGAAACAAGATCCAGCTTGGACTAGACAGCTACCACCTGAACTTAGGTTCAGAGCTGCAGGCGGTGCTGCAGGTTATACAGAATTCGATCCAATGCCCGACATGGATCAGCTGATTGCAAACTATACCGGAGAAACAATGGGTGATGTCATTGAAATGGAACCGCTACCTGATACTCAGCAGGTAAAGCGTCGGGGTCGTCCCAAAAAATCAAATGATGATGCAGCTAAAGAACGTGAGAGTGACGTTCAAAAAGTTCAGTCAGTGCTGCATGATCTACGCCGTAATGAACTGACGAACGCTATTGAGTACACCGATCCCACTGGCAAGACTGTTGTCATGCAGGGTCAGGATCTCGATCTGATGACTGTCAAGCTGAGCTGTGAGAATGGAATCTTTATTCCCGAGCAACGGGTCAAAGCAGCTGTGCAATACGCTGCTAATAAGAATAGCTATTGTCCTATTCGCCGGTACCTTGATCACTGTGCAGCTCATGCACGCCCTCATGAACACTGGGACCGGATCGGTGAAGTCTTCCTAGGTAACAGGCACAAGATTGCTACCACCGCCATGCAGCGCATGATGATCGGTGCTGTAGCCCGTGCCTATGACCCTGGCTGCAGTATGTCCTGGCTCCCCATCCTTGTGGGCGCACAAGGCGTAGGTAAGTCGATGTTCAGTCGCAACCTTGTGCCTGACGCTCTCTTCTCTGAGATCACCACACCTTTGGAGACTCTGATGAAAGAGACCTATCGACTGCACGTTGCTTGGCTTCTGGAGTTGCCAGAGATTGACAACTACTTCCAGATGAAGAACATCGAGAATTTTAAGAACCTTATTACCACTCGTGTCGATGAAGTCCGTTTCCCTTACGCAGCTCTTCCTAGTAAGCTTGCACGTCGTTTTGTGCTTATCGGTACTACTAACCGCAACCAATTCCTGGTGGATAGTACCGGGAACAGGCGGTTTGTCCCCTTGGAGGTTGGCGCTGGTTTCCAAATCCCATGGAAGCAACTACAGCAAGAGCGAGATTCTCTATGGGCAGCAGCCGTGCATGCCTACCGAGATGGAGTGCACTATGAGTTCACCGCTGGAGAGATCGCTGCCATAGCTGAGTACATCCAAGAGTTCGGTGACCCTGATCCTTGGATGGATAAGGTCGCTTCCTACATCGCTATCCGTGAGGAAGTTACTGCAGCTGAGATCCTGTCACATGCACTGGAGCTTGACCCTCGTCAGCAGGGTCGTAAAGAGTCCAGACGTGTAGCAGATGTGTTGCAGACCATGGGCTGGAGACGCATCGTCACCTCCCGTAAGGATCCAACCTCAGGCAAAAGAAAGTCAGTTCGTATCTGGCAACGTCCTAAGGATGATCCGCTTAATGAAGACCACATCTTGAACGACTTTTAGTTATCTTGATGTAGTAGATCCGTTAATAAATGATGATAGATGTCCACAAATTTTCAAGCTGAGAGTAGTAAATCAGGTAATGAATTCGAAGTAGCAGTCAACCAAGAGTTGGCTGCTCTTTATGATTTAGATCCTAATGAGATAACAAAGATTACACTTCCAGATATAGGAATTGAACTTGACTATTTCCTTTTAACTGATGAAGGTATAGAATGCGGTGAAGCGAAAGGTGGTCGTCCAGGACCAGGCAAACGTCCAGGCGCTGAACGAACAGATAACGTCAAGAAAGCGATAGCTAACGGAGCACTATTACAAGCTTCACTACCTGGCACACGCTACGTCGTTTACTTTTCTGCCCCACCTAAGTCTGAATCATCATCTGAAACGATGATCATCAGAGCTTTGGAAGCGGGCTTCATATCTGAAGTCCGGTATCTCAATCCATATACCTGTTTGAACTAATGAAATCATCTGATATCCAACTTGGCCAACGTGTGCGTGTTGCCACCAATGATATGACAGCTTTGGTTGTCGGTCGTCCTGAGTACTACACGCCACGAGCCAAACTCGTCCGAATTAAATACGAAAATAGTACTCGCTATGAGTACATGATCAATAACAATTTGACTGCCTTGCCTGCTGAAGAACAGTATCCAGCACTCGGCGGATCCTATGTAAAACCTGAGAACTCTTTCTAATGTCTGAAGCTAAGCCTACTGAACGCCGAGGTGGTCACGCCTACGGTCGTCGTCATCAACAGATGTCCAACACTGCTGAGGAGGGTGAACTGTGTATCTACGCAGGGCACTCACTGGGTAGGTTTAGCTCACACTCAATGAGATATGACAGTCACCAAGCATGCGTACGTTGTGTCGCCTCTGCTCGTGAAGGTCGTATCTCTTTTGATATCGATCGGATGCTTAAGAAAGAGCGGCGCAGAGCTTTGAAGTTCTGGTCGCAAGTTGAATTCGGTGACCCTAACGAATGCTGGGAATGGAAAGGTTGTATCAACAAACGTACCAAGCAGCCGCAGTTTGCATGGCGGCGGCCTGAACTTAGCTCCAGTACTCAGCACCACCCTCAACGGGTGGCTATGTGGTACACCTGGGGTGACCTAGGGTTCACTGGAGTTAAATCTACATGCGGCAACAAGTATTGCTGCAACCCATTCCATCTGATACCCCAGCGAGTTGGGGTATTCGTTGACCACGATTCCTATCTAGAAAGTTTTGAACTTGCATGCGAGCTACATTCTCTCAAGCAGAAGGTGGCTGAGTATGTAATGGAAGAAGCGATGAAAGAAGAGGAGCGTCGGATGGAACAAGATGAGATCGATGCTAAAGAAGCATTGTTCTTAGACCCAAACACACCCTTCGGTGAAAAGTTTGAAGCAGTTATGTTGGACATGTTGGGAGGTAAGCATACATCGCAGCTTACACCTGAGTCCATCTCCGAGTTAATCGATCACGGAGAAGATGCAGAAAAACCCACGGAAGAGTTTTAAATTACTTATTCTTATACAAGAGTCAATTAATTATGTCACGTCGTACAGACTTACTTCAGCAGCTCATTGCCAGCAACAAATTTGGCAAAGAGAAAGAACAGGAGCAACAATTCCTTGTGGCAACTGCTGAGCTTATCCTATGTGACCTTGTCGATCAAGCAATCAAATGCGTTGAGAAGAAAGGTGCAGGCTCTTTGGTGATTAATCTGCAAAACGATTCATCCACATTCATGGATGGTCACTCAATTGAATTCGACATTCGTGTCGCTGAGCGGGAAGAGGATGACGAGATCCTAGATATGCTTCGAAAGCTTTTGGAGGAAGTTGACAGTAATGATTGGTCTAAAAATGTATTAATTACTTTGATCAGTGATGCTGGAACAAGAACATTTGCAGTCGAAGCAGGTAGGTCAGCGGAAAGCCTTAGAGCGCTCGCAGAAGAATTTAAGTGATCGATTGGCAGAGACGGGACTCAAGCTCCCTCTCTATCCAACACCGCAAATTATTGAACGTGCACGAACTGTTATGGGGTCTATTGATTTTGACCCTACTTCTGATCCCGTTCAGCAGGTACTTGTGGACGCTACTGCTGTTCCTTCTGTAGAGGTTAACCCTCTGCAAGAAAGATGGCATGGCAATGTATGGGTTGCACCTAAGGGTGCTGTCCGTAATAACCGCATCTGGCTGAACAAAACAATCAACGAGTATCGCAATGGTTTCATTAAAAGCTTTGTGTTCTTCACGAGTGCTTCTGAAATCTTGCGGGCTTGTCCTGTCGTCTGGGATTACCCCTGCTGTATTCCTTTCCGTCGTGTCAAACAGCTGCGTGCTACTGCAAAAGGCTTCGAGCCTGTCTGCCCTAGCACTTGGAACTTGATTGTCTATGGACCTCCACTGGAGACAACGATCTCCGATATCGATAAGATTACTCTGTTCTATGACACCTTCCGTGATGTTGGACGTGTGATCTATAACGAATATGCAGGAGATCGTTGGTCACAGGATCTCACCTACTTTGAAGAGCAGAAGGGAGAGCTGTGATGAAGAACTTAGATAAGTCCTTGCTCTACCATATGCCTTCTGGTGCAGTACACCATCCCAATAGGCTCATCCATAAAGACGGCACGATCATGTGGAAGCATGCACTGCTGTATTCCAACGTGCCTAGCATGCCTAAAGAGGTAGCTCACGAAGCACACATAATAAAAACTGCCCAGCGCCTAGAGGAACTGAACAGTTGGGTGTCGCTTGACGGTGAACCTTGGGAGTGTTTACTGCCGACTGCATGGTATGTGCCAGACATCGACTTTCTAAGTCAAGGGATATCTCTGTTCTTTAAACACGCTACACACGACGCTGAATATGTCTACAACACTCTGAGGCATCACACCCATGACCACGAGAAGCTAGAACTATGTAACCATGTTCTATATTTCCAACGCTGCTAAGGCCGCCGATTGGCGGCTTTATTAGTTTAGCGAATCAATAAGACGGTTTAAATACCACCGTGCCTTTTTAGCATCCTCAATTGGATTATCTTTGAGCCACAAACGAAGCAGGTATTTCAATACTTGCCCTTGCAAAAACCCAAGCTTAACTTGAGGAGCATCCTGCACAGCTTCCTCGATGGTCACGATAGCTTCCTGACTACCTGATGTGTAATGCGACGGGTGGTCTAC